ACTTAATTATGATGCAAGCCGCGGCGCCGATGGATCCCTCTCCTTCACCGTCGATACCCAGGCGGACGGCATTTCCCTGGATTGGTGCAACACGTTAACCACGGGGAAAGAGACTCACAGCTCGGCGGGGAATTCGACCAGCCGGGACGATGGAGCGGCAACCAGCGCGGGGATGGTGGCATATCTGGAGATCACCGATATCGACTCCGGAACGCCCACGGTCACCATCCAGCAATCATCGGACAACGGATCGAGCGATGCCTTCGCGACGGTCCTGTCGTTTACCGCGGTGGCCGCGGCCGCGGCGCCTACGGCGGAACGGGTGACGGTCAGCGGAGCGGTGGAGAGGTATCTGAGGATAACGACCACGGGAACCTTTAGCAATCTTGATTTCTGCGTTTCGACCCGGAGAGGAACTAGCCAGGATGACGTCGCCTTCTGATGATCGATGGCATCGGGAATCTGGTTGGTAAACTTCGCCCGAACATATGCGTCGGGATGTTGTTCGTTGCTTCGTTGGGGTTCGGGATCTCCTATCTTGGATTTAGGATGGACAACGAGGGGATAATCAGCGCCGCCGGCGTGGGCGCCATAATCGGTATCACTAACCTATGCTCCAAGATATTGGAGCAAGAATAATTCAAATCCTATGGGGGGAGAATGACCTGGTTATGCCGGCTCCGACATTCCTGGGTTCCCCGCGCGTGGTCATCTCGTTTGTGCAAACGGTGCGGGATCGAGGAGATCTTGATATATCACGCCGACATCGGCGCCGTATGGGAACGAGTTGACGAAGCATCTTAACCTGATAGTGAGTGTGATCCCGGTGGTAGTTATAGCCATCGGTCTTGTCGCCTGGGTGATCCAACTCCGGGCGGACCTGGACGTGGTGAAGCGAGACATGGCAACTCTGGACGCGGGAGTATTGGCCGAATCGGATAAACAGGGAAGGCTCCATTCGGAAGTATCGACCGACCTGGCGGATATAACCAACGACATCAATGAGCGGATCAACCGGCTGGAGACAGCGTTAGCCGTTGCGGAGGATCAACAGAGGACGATCATGGCGGACCATGAAGGATTCGGGGACGTGTTGTCCGAACTGGGCCAATCGGGAATCTTGCCCTCCGGGGAACGTAGGGTTTATGGATCATATGGGACGAGATAATGGCAGAGATCGACGAACTGAGAGAGGATCTGGCGAAGTCCCGCGTGGAGATCGCCAATCTGAAACTCCGCACAACTACGGTACTCGGCCCGGACCATTTTCTCGCGCTTGTGTTCTGCGTACCGCTCATAGGAGCCTTTACGATTCTTGGAATCATCCTAGTTTGGCGTACCACCAGCTCACCACAGGAAACGGCGCCGTTCCTTCGGGACTGGTTATTGGCATTATCCATATTTTCCAATCCGGTATCAGCTATCACCGGGGCGGTCGTCGCCAGATGGTCGGGCAAGGAGAAGGGGGAAGGTGAGGATTAAACTCGGTCCCAAGACTATAACTTTAAACACGATCCGCTTTCCTCGGACGATCCCAGGATTCCGGCCGATCTCGCCGTTCCGCATACCGCTGCCGAAGATCATAAAGATTGGCGGCTCCAAAGCGGCCTTTCTAAGTCTGGGGTTTGTCCTGGCCGGCTTCGGTCTGACCATGTTCCTGGTGGTAGCCACGGATAACACCGAGATACTCTGGCCCACTCCAGGTGCTGAGTATGAACTGCCCAGCGTCATCGGTCAGGCTTTGGACCCCGACCCAGAGACTCCCATGGAACTCTCACAAACCTTGAGGATAGGCCTGAAGGACAAAAGCAGGCTTGATAAATTGACGCTCAAGAATATATCGCTTGGCAAGGCTGACCTGACCAATTCCTTCCAGGTGATGAGGAACGCCACTACTGGAGTCACTGGCTCTGCTGCTTATCTCTGGATAGGAGAGATAGTCATCAAGAACAGCAGTGCGCCCACATTAGCGTGGGATAATATGGATGTCGGCTCTATGACATTAGGTGCCCGAGTCGATGGACACACGCAAGAGATACAGGTGGACCCAACGGTGGCAGAGGTCATCATCGATAGTGATAGGGGTTCAGGCTCGTACATCAGCCAGGATGCCGTGGTCGACCGTATCGTCCTACAGATCAACGGCAACAACGGAGCAAGCATCGGGGTACTTGAGATAGACAATGTAGATGCTAGTGTCGGAGCCTGGGACTGGGACTATATCAAGGCCGGAAGCATCGTGATGGACAACACCAACGAATTTGGGAATGCCACCGGCATAAACTCGGCGTCGGCAACCTTTGGGGATGGCATCTCCTCCCGGTCAGTCACGGACACGATGGTTGACACACCGATAAGTGTCCGATGATAAAGCCCATCATCGGCACGATAGCGATAGCATGTGGGGTGATGATACTTCTCGGAGTGGTCGCGGTCTGGGCTACGTTTGGGATGTCATTGTGGCTGGTGGTTGGCCCGTGGCGGTTGGGTAGATCCTTAGCTTGCCGGCTAGGATTACACGGCCGCATGGTTTCCCAGGTCAATCCGGACAATCGGAATACCGAGGGCCGCTGCATGGCATGTCATAGATACAAAAGGTTGACCCACGTCCCATGCTGATCCATTGGGGACTACACCGGCCGCGGGACCACTGGCGCGAGGCAACTTGTGCCGAGGTTGGTTGCATCAACTACTTCGGAGGCTGGAAGACCATTCTCCACGCCGACGATATGGCGAATATAGAACTGATCCGCCGGTCGCGGATGGGCTTCAGGGAGGAGCGCGGAGATGGGCTGATCACGTTCATCTTCTCTCCGGGTCAGGAGTGCTTCACCGGCCAGGGTGGAGGACATAGGGTAGCGGTGGGCCGTGATCCGATAATGACGAAAAACAAGCGGATCATGGAGCCGCTGGAGTTCATGGATAACTGGAACGACTATCAATATCGGAGGAGTATAAATGGCTAAAGAATCAGGTTTGGGAATGTCCGTCATAATCGACGATTCGGGCGGCTCTGCCCGCACCATAAGTAATGATATAACCAATCTGGACATCGCAACGCCGCGGGAAGAACAAGATATAACCGGATTGGACAAATCCGCCAGGGAACGATTGTTACTTCTGGCCGACTTCACGATCTCTGTCTCCGGGGTATTCAACGACGCATCTAATATGAGTCACGCGGTATTTAGCACCGTCTCATCTACCAGCGTGGCGCGGACGACGACGACGGCAATCTCCGGGCAGACCTTGCCTGGGGAACTGTTCTATACCGATTATGCGCTGTCGCGGTCTTCTTCCGGAGAGTTGACGTGGACGGCGCCGGGAGTCCTGGCCGGCGGAGTTGTGCCAACGTGGGCATGATGAACAAGACCAAGGGATACCGGATACCGGAGCAGACGGCCCATATAACATTTGACGGGACCGATTACGACGGCGCCGAGATCTGGGTCAAGTTGAACGTATCTTTCGCCCATTATCTATCCCTGCGGGAAGCCGCCGAAGGTGACGACCAGGCGAAGATGGCGGAGCTATTCGGCGGGGAAGTCCTGATGTCCTGGAACTTGGAGGACGCGTCCGGGGAGCCGGTCCCGGCCAACGGCGCCGGGATGCTGGACATCCCTCTATCTCTAGCGATGTTGATCGTCTCTCATTGGATCGAGGCGGTGTCAGGAGTCCCGGCCCCTTTAGCCGAGACATCCGGAGATTTCAGCACGTTGGCGGCGGCTTCGACCGCGATGGGCGAAGAATAGTCAAACCGTTTGAGCTGGAGCAAGCCGAGTTGATAGACGGGCTCTGCCAAAGATATTCATGCCTACCATCCCAATTGATGGCGGAGGATGTAACGCTCCTTCGGCTGGTGGCGATAGTGCAGGAAGGACAACCGGAGCAGGATGGCTAACCAGGTCGAGATACAGATCACGGCGGACCCGAAGAACGCCGAGGCGGGTTTCAAGAAAACCCAGTCGGCCTTCGGGCGGATGTCGGACAGCATCAAGAAACACCGGAAGGCCATCGGCGTCGGGTTGACGGCGGTCGGCGCCGGCATAACTGCGTTGGGCGCTTCCGCGGTAAGGTCCGCACAGGAAGAAGCTATCGGGATCACCCAGCTTGACCAGGCATTAAAGCTCGTCGGCACGTCCTATGACGCACAAGCCGGGGCCATTGAGCGAGTCATAGCGGCCCAACAGAACAAAACGAACTTCGGGGATGAGGTCC